GCCTTGCTCTAAAGCTCTTTCTAGCTTTGGGGTTAGATTTTCTAATCTTCATATTAGCATCCCCATATCTAATTATCTTTTCTTTACCATCTTTACAAGCCTTGACGACAAACTTTTTTCCACCTGAAATTTGTCTTTTAGGTGTATTACATTTCATTTTTGACTTATCTATCGCCATCTAATTTTACTCCATCAAAGTATTTATATTCATATTCTAATACTCTGCAATCATGTTTTTTACGCATAGATTTTTGTTTATTTTTAAATTCAATTGCTTTTTTTTCTGTTTCAAATATTTGATTTGTAAACATTTCATGCAAATCAGAACCTTCTCTTTTCCAAACAATACAATACATTATGCGTTAATTTTTGGTTTTGGTTTCGGTAATATTATTTCTTGGCAACCAAATTTTATGTATATTCCAAAAGTATTTACGTCTTTTCTTCCTATTGCTTTTATTTTATCAATTGATTTTTGATAACCTTCTAACAAACAAGTATAACTATCATTGTAATAAGTTGGTGATGTGTAAGGTTCAATACAAGTTGTTTTTCCATCAATAATTGAACACATAATAATAGTTAATACAATTTTCATATTTTATCTTTTAACTTTTGTATTTCATTCTCTAATTCTTTAATTTTTTTTGACGCTTCTATAAGGTCTTGTTGAGAATGTTCTAGTTTCTGTAAACATCTTTTGTTAGCAGAATCTTTGGATTTACCTGCGTCTTGTAATTCTGCAACCTCTTGTTTAAGGATTCTTACCTGATCCTTATATTCATTAATTAAATCAATGTCGGACATTAATTATTTTTTATTGTTTTTAAAAATCTGTGTGCCTTTAATTCCATAAATACTTGCGACCACTAAAATCCACAAATTTGTGAACCATGAAGGAAGTTGTTGGAATTGTTCAAAAAACTCTTTTATTTTTGCAGAGGCAGCAGGATCTTCGCTGAAAACCCCATAAGCAATGACTAAAATTGGCAAAGTTAAAACGATCAATACGAATTCGTCTTTCCAGTCTGATTGTCTTGCCTCCAAAAGTTTACCACTATACTCTAGTTCTCCTCTAGCCATCTTTTCTGCATGAGCTGCTTGAGCATCAGCCATACGCATCTTAGTTTCTTGTTTCTTTTTATAAATATGTGAACCAGCACTAACTGCTAATTTTATTGCACTTAACCACATTATAGTTTTGCACTCCTCATTTTTTCTGCTAATTTTTTTGCTCTGTTAGGCGTTTGTTTAGCCCAAAGAGAGTCTAGCATTTGGAAACTTGCCTCTCCATAATCTTCATTATCAAGAGCTTTCCACATATTTTTGAATTTTGATACACCGCCTTCGCCAATCTGGTAAACCATATTAATAATTACTTGTTTAGCAATATAGTTTACAGGTCTATTACCTATCAATCTTTCTGCTGCATCTAATGTTCTTTGAAAATCTTTTTCAAAAACCTTATCGCCTTCTTCTTTTGAATACTCTACTCCATGTTCATAATTATCTTCAGGTGTTATCTTATGTCCATAGAATATAGTATCGAAGCCTTCTGTGCATTTATAAATTTTTGGCACATAACCTTCACAAATCTTTATCTCCTCTTTTACTTCTTCGTACATATCTTCTAATCCTTTTTTGATAAATCCAAATATTTAATTTGGACAATAGTCTCTCTATCAATAACAAAAATTTGTCCATAATTAAACCTCATAAAATCCTTAATGTTCGCAGTTATCACAAGTGCATAATGCTTGTTTATCAAAATGTAAGTGTAAATCATCTTTGCAATGACAGTCACAATGACATTCTTTACATTTTTTTCTTTTCTTTTTAGTTTTTGGAAAAAAAACCTTATCTAAATGTTCTGCAAAGCTGTCTAGCCATCCAAAAAAAGTATATATAATTTTATCTATCATTCTAATATTAATGTTTTAATTGATTTTTCACCCATATAAATTTCTGTTTCTGCTAATGATTTTATACATTGATACTCTATATTTTTTGATGCACCCCTAGATGCAACTCTTTTTCCTTTCAAGCAATCACTCATAGATTCTTGTATTCTATGCTCCTTGATCTCTCCATTTACCAGTAATAATAAAGCTATAACTACCTCTTGCATTAGTGTGTACCATTAGTATATTTCATTTCTCTATTTTGATCTTTGAGCTGCTCAATGTCTTCTAATGCTTTGTCTAGCATTTTTTCAATATGTTGTAACATAACTTGATTGTGTATATTTTTATCTAAAAGTTCTTGATGTTTTTCTACTGTCTCATATAAATCTTCAAGCAATAAAAATTGTTCTTTATCTACTGTAGTTTGCTCACTAGCCTTTAGTAAATCAGCGTTCATAAGCTCTCTTGATGTTTCAAGTGATGTTAGCCTAGCAGTTATTTCTGTATATGCAAAGATACCCATAGCAACACCAACAATTATTCCAATCATATTCTTGATTGGCATTGCAACAGATGTGTTTTCACTAACTTTCATAATCTACCATCATTAATTTTATATTTAATTCTTTTTGCTTATTGGTTGGAGTTCTGTAAATCTTCCTTGACCGCTTAGTCCAGTTTGTTTTACCTTTTCTACGATAGGTATTTGTTTTTATATCAAGCAAAGATATTTTACCATTTCTGTCAACAACCACAATATCAAAAGGACATTGAGGATCTAAAGACTTTGCCACATAATATCCTCTTTTTGTAAGTTCAGAGATTATTTCTAACTCTCCTACAATACCTTTTACTGATTTTGGTGTTATAATTTTGAGATAAGGGTAATCCCTAAGTTTACTAATCCACTCATACTTACTCCGAAAACTACCCATAATACTTTATAGATATTGTTTATCTTTTCGTCAATATGTTGTAGGTGATTGTCTTTAATAGTGTCTATCTTGTTGTTTATTAGCTTTATCTCACCATCTAATTTAATTAATTTTTCCTTATTTTGTTGAGATAAATTTTCCATTACGAATCTCTCATTTCTTCAAGAATGTTTGGTTTATTTTCTTTATATTCTTTTAATAAATTTTCATATACTTCTTTTTCATCACCCTCTGTATCTTTTACATATCCCCTCAGTAATTTTTCTCCAGCTATATATCTTACTGATCTTGGAGCAGTAATATCTAAAGCCTCAATTGCAAGTTCTACATTTTTTGGATTAGCAAAAAAAGCAGAAGTTCTATTTGTAATTCCAATTAAAGCACCGACAGCCACTGGATCTGCAATAACACCTGCGCCTAAAGCAAATGTACCTAAAATGCTTTTTGCACCACCTAAAGTAATCCTTCTTTGAATAAATGAATTAACATCAGGTATTTCAAGATTTGCATGAGATTTTGAAACCTCTATTAAATCTAATAATTTTTGTTTATTTAATTTAGTTCCTTTTACAAGATTTTCTAGCAATTCAGGATTTTTACCAATTGCTCCTAATTCTTGTTCAAGAACATAAGGATTAAATAATAAATTTCTACTTTTATCATCTTTTATAGCGGATTTTGTAAAAGCATTGTCAACTATTTTTCTTGCGACTTTAGAAAAATTATCATCTCCAATTAATTTTCTTAAATCCTTTAAAGATTGTGGCGAACCTGTTTTTATTACATGACTAAATAATTCGTCTGGTTCTATAGATCCAGGTTTATCAAAACCTGCCATAAAAATATTTTTATCTGCTTTTCTAAATCTACCTGCTGTTGATCTATTATATATTTGTATTCCATTTGCATAAAAAGCATCAGCTTTTTTTAAATCTGTAACCATTTTTTGTAAGGTTTTAGGTGTAATTGTTGGGTCTTTTGCAAAAACAGATAAATTATAATTATCAAAATCTCTTAAAGCACCATCCGCAGCTTTTGACATTTTTGTTAATCTAAAAATTCCTGCACCATCTTTTCCTGCAACTAAATCAGAATAATAATTTAAATCTTGTTTTATTTTTTTTATTTGTGCAGGAGTTACAAAATCATCTAATCTTGATAAACTTCTTATAAAATTAGAATATTTTTGATTTACTGCTGGTTTAATTGGTTTTTTTAATTTTATTTTTACTTTTTTGCCATTTCTTACTACAGTTTTTGTTAAAACTTCTTTAGGTCTTTGTTGTAGAAACTCTTTAATTATAGAATTTGCAGATTCTTTTATATTTTTAGATGGTATAAATGGTTTATTAATTTGAGATGCCTGTTCATAAAATACTTTATATAAATCACCTGATAATTTTCTAAATTCCTTAGAACTTTTTCTTGCAGCATTAAACATATCTACACCTAAATCTGATATATGTGAATTTGGTGCTAATTCATTTAAAACTTGATCTTTAATCAAATTAAGTTGACGACCCCTTCTCTCTGCTGATGTTTTTAAAGGTCTTCCAACTATAGGAAAAACACCTACAACTCTACCATACATTTTTCCTACTTTTCCTGACACATCCATTGGAAGAATATCAACTCCAATTCTTTTTCCTGCATTATAAAGTTCTCTAACATCTTTTCCTATCAATTCTCCCTTTTCTCTTTTTGAAAGTAATCTTGTTATAGCTGGTTTTACACCTGGAATAGTTGATCCTATCATACCAAACATAGTTTCTCTTTTTGCATCTTTTAATGCTTGTTTAGCAGATTCATCAAATGTTTTATTATCTCCCTGAATATAAGAATCTACAATATCATAAACTTGACCAAATCCTGTAGCACCTAAAGTTCCACCAACAAGACCACCTACAACTGCTCCAGGCACTCCAAAAGGAGATCCAGCAACAGCTCCCATCCTTGCACCAGTTGCAAAACCGCCTAAACCACCAGCCATAAGTGCAGTATCTCTTGTTTTAAAAGCGTCTATTGCACCTTCCACAAAAGATTTAGTTTTTTGTTCTTCTGCATCTTGTGTTTGAATTGTTTCTTCTTTAGGTTGTTTTTTTTTTAATTGATTTATTATTGCTTCTTTTTCTTCAGAAGTAGGAACATCTCCTTGAATATTAACATTGCCTAAACCTTCTACAAATATCTCAGCCATTAAAATTCCTCTAATTCGCCAGTTTCAAGATTAAGTCTTAATCTAGTTTTTTTCTTATCTACCTCTAATAAATTTTGATAAGATGTTGTAAAATTATTCATTTCTCTTTGAACTTGTAATAATCTATTTTTAACTTCATCAGATCCAGTAAAACCTGTTAAATTAACTATTTCTCTTGCCTGATTAATTTGTTGATTAGTAATTTTTTGACCTGGATATAAAACTTTTGCATAACCTGCTGCTATTGTATTTTCTAATGCAGATATTGTAGGAATATCAGGATCAAATATAAAATCCTTTCCTAATCCTTTTGGAAGATAAGGTTCAATATCTATGTCTAAATCTTGTAATAAAGTTCCTATTTTATTTGCACCCCTTCTTACAGCACCCATACCTCCTAACAAAGTTTCATCATCTGTTACTTTTTGTATTACATTTCCTAATTGTGATTCTATTTTTCTTACAAATTCTAAATCTTTAACTATTTCATCTCTTTTACTTGGAGAAATAACTTGACCACCTTGTTGTGCTAGTGCTTGTGCAGCCACATCTGTTTTAATTGTTTGTGCTCTTATAAAATCATTAAATTCTTTTGTGTCTGGAACTAATCCGATTGCTAAAGCATTTTTTACAGCAGTGGTTCTTTTACCCTCTGCATTTAATTTTGCTAATTCTTGTTTTGAAATAAAATCTAATGCTTTATTTGGATTTACTTCAAATAAAGTTTTTAATGTGCTTCCTTCAGGTAAATCTTTTTTATACTTTTCAACAAATGCTTTTGATTTTCTTTGTCTTTCCATTTCTCCTAACACTGCTGATGTTTGGCTTGTTTGCATCAAAGCAGGTGTAAATGCTGAAAATGGATCAACTCCTCTTATTCCAGAACTAATTATATTAGCACCTAAAAGTAGATTAGGATTTATATTAGCCATACCACCTAAAAGACCAGGTTGTTGTTGATTACCCATAATTCCACCACCTGTTCCAATACCTTGTGATGCTCTTTCCATCATCATTTTTCTTATATCATCTAGTATAGCCATTATATTAATCCTCTTTGTTGTAAGTATGGAATGTTAAAAGGGTTAGTAGCCAAATTTGATGCCATTAGACCGCCATAGGGGTCTGCTGAGAAGCCAAACTGCTGATTTGGGGGTACTATACCCAATAAACTATTCATAGTCTGTTTTGCTGCATTATAGTCTGTTTCTAATTTAGATGAAAGAGGAGATTGATTGCTCATACCTAAATTAGAAAAATACTGATTTACCATTGATGGTTGTGGTGCTGATCCTGAAACTGCATAGGTTAATTCAGGTGTAAATAAATTTTGTAAATTATCTCTCTCTGAACCTGATAACGTATTAGGATTAAATGATGCGTCTAACGGATTTGTTGCATCACCACTACCATATTTTGCTGTATAGTCGTTTTGTGTAAATGATCCATCTCTAACACCATCCAAATCATTTCTTAATTTTGTTAATTCATCTCTGTATATAATATTATTTTCTCTTGGTGTTGAACCTTTTTTATTTACAAGTCTATTTATTTTAGTTGTTAAACCAAACTCCATAGCTTTTTTTTGTATAGATGCAGATAAAGGTGATAAAGTTCTTCCTATTGCTCCCAATATTCCGCCTGATTTAAAATAATCAACTACACTAGCAACTCCTTTTTCAAAAGGTGATCTTGTATCTATGACATTAGAAAGTTCAGCAGCTCTTGGATCTCCAATAGCAACTCTTTGACCACCAACCATTTGATAAGGTGCATCATCTCTATCAGGAACACTTACAGTTTGGGTTCTTGGTGTTTGTGTTCTTGTAGCAGCATATTGTTCTCTTTGCCTATCTCTAGCTGCTCTTTCTTGAGCTGCTTTCTGTGCTGCTCTTTGTTGTGCTGCTCTTTCTCTTGCTTGTTGTGCTGCTCTTTCTCTTGCAGAACTACCACCATCTCTGTCAGCTCCATCATTGTTGCCACCGCCACCAGAGCCACCGCCACCTCTGTTTCCACCGCCTCCACCATATTCTCTACCAGCTTGTCCGCCAACTCTATATGATGGAAT